GCTATGTACCAGTGGTCGGCTATGATGGTCGCTACCTCTACGTTGTCACTTGGGGCAAGCTGCAAAAGATGTCTTGGGGCTTTTTCAGAAAGTATTGTGATGAGGCAGTGGTATACTTGAGTTCAGAAATGCTTGTCGCCGGCAAATCGCTAGAGGGCTTTAACGCCACGCAGCTACAAGCCGATCTAGGACAACTAAAATAAGGAGTTCACTATGACACCATCAGCAATCACACCAAATCAAGCAACCAAAATCCTCAAGGCGTTAGCCTACTCGTTCGGGTCGGGTTTCACCGGCGGTTTGATCCTTGGACTTACCAACTTTTTGCAGTCCGGTCAGACGGTCAGCAACCACGTTTACACGGCTCTAGTAGTCGCCGGCGTAGTTGGTGGTCTTAACACCCTAGCCGTAGCAATTAAGCAGGTATTCACGCAGGGTGATACACAGGCGCAGCGATAATGTTTTACCTGATACTAATTATCGTAGTCGTAATTCTTTTCGGTCTTGGTACAGCAGTACACATCGCAGTTCAACTGCTTTGGTTACTGTTGATTGTCGCAATAATTGTGGCTCTGTATCGGTTTATCACCGGACGATCAAGACTGTAAAATAAACACTGTTCAGCCACAGCAGCCGGCAGCCCACCCTGCCGGTTGTTCTTTTGTGATAACATAACTGGTATGGAACAGTTTGACGAACACGCACACGAGGCTCACGTTGCCGCTAGGTACGAAAAACTAGCACGGATCGCCGCATTTGACCGGCTTGTTGATATGGCACTTGATGGCTCAATCACGATGGATGAGGCAATCGGGCAATACAAGACCGATTTAGAGGCTTCACAGCAGCCGCAAACCTAGCAGACGCACAAAGTACCGACTTTGCCACTAGCGCAAAGCCTAGCCCCACGAGCGCACGAATTATGCTATGATTAACGAGCCAACAGCCGTTGGCGTGAGATGGTAGGACGAAAGCCCCATCACACGCTTGGGGCTTTTTTCTTTCTATAACCATTGACAACCCATTGGCTAGGGTGTATCATCACCTCACAAACCTAACCGAAAGGAACAGCAAATGGCAACACAAACTGCCGCCCCTGCCGATGAGTGCAGGTGCGCTAACCCACCACAGGATGACGGACAAACCACCTGTTGGGTTCATCACGATTGTTCAGATGGGAGTTGCACACACGGTGAGTAAATATAATTTCACACGGCTTGCGCCGTTCACCCAAAGAGGTGCAAACTTTCCTGACGGCATAATCCGTATGCGCCGCACCAGTCTAGTTATTTCGCCGGACGTAATTGAGGGCATTGGTCACCTGTACGATGACCCCAACGGCAACGAGCGTGTCAAACTGTCATTTGGGATTGATAAGAAAAACAAGGCGATCCAACTACACGCCGACCAAGCCGGCTTTACGGTGCAGGTTCGCAAGAACAGTGCCGGCTATCTGAACACCACGCGCATTGATTTCGGGCTGCCTATTGGCGACTACAAATTGGTTGTGGGTGCAGATACTTGGGTCTTTGAATTAGCAAAATAAGTAAGAGTAAGAAAGGAACGAAGTAATGAGTAAAGTTAAGATCCAGATCAAAAGTTATATGGGTTCGGTGCTTTTTGAGGCAGAGAAAGAAAACTACACTATTAAAAAAGCCTTGAGTGACGCAGTCTTGCGTGGCGCAGACTTGCGTGGCGCAGTCTTGAGTGGCGCAGTCTTGCGTGGCGCAGTCTTGAGTGGCGCAGTCTTGAGTGACGCAGTCTTGCGTGGCGCAATCTTGCGTGGCGCAGACTTGAGTGACGCAATCTTGCGTGGCGCAGACTTGAGTGGCGCAGACTTGCGTGACGCAGACTTGCGTGGCGCAGACTTGAGTGACGCAGACTTTTACCAAGCCAAGTTCTATGGGCGTGGTGGAAATACTAAAATCAAGAAAGAGCAGCTAGATGATTTCCTGAAAGCTCTTGGAATTGTTGTAGAGGAGTAAAAAATAATGTCAAAGATTAAAACAGTTCAGTTACCACCTTACGAACACGATTTATTGCGGCAGTTAGCAGACAATGAGAGCCGGTCAATCCAATCGTATTTGCGTAACAAAATCCGGCAGGACGCAAAGAAAGCCGGTATTGTTTCGGACGTAAAAAGCAAGTAACCATTGACTTATAGC